CATCAGTAGAAGTTTATGTTAATGGTATCAAACAATACGAAGGTGCGACAAACGATTATGTTGCAACTACTGGTAGTTCTGTAAACTTTACTTACAACTTGCCCGTTGATGCTTTGGTGGATGTTCAGGTATATGAACTATTGACCAACGATGCATATTATATCAAGACTGAAACGTATAGTCAAGCGGAAGTTAACACGCAAATTAGTAATGCGTTGACGATTTATGATGACCAAACGGCTAGTGATGCTCGTTACGTAAATATTACTGGCGATACAATGACTGGTAATTTAGACGTAACGGGCACTGTGACTGCTGATGGTGCAAACATAGATGGAGCAGTTACTACTGGCGACTTAACCATCGACAACGATGATACGCCTACTCTTAACTTCAAGAAAGCTGCCTCTGCTGACATTTTAGGAACAATCAACGTAAGCACAGACGCTGGCTCTGGCGGCAAGATGGTGTTTCAGACTAAGCGTAATGGTGACACCGCGCTTGACCGTATGACCATTGATGATGACGGCAACGTCGGGATTGGCACTGACAGTCCATCCAGACTACTTACATTAAGTGGCACAGGGGCAACTCTTCTTTCTTTAGTATCTACCGATGACGATAACTGCCAACTATTGTTTGGAGACAGCGCTAGCGACACAGTTGGCAAAATTTTGTATCGCCACAGCGATGATAGCATGGCGTTTGAAACTAACGCCTCAGAAGCCATGCGAATCGACAGCGCAGGCAACGTCAGTATTGGCACTGACAGTCCTAGCACAACGCTCACAGTTGCTGGAACAGGAGATGCTGAAACAGGCGTAACCGCAACACACTCTCGCTCTGGCGTCGGTTATACCTTGTTGCTTAACAACACAAACAACGGGGCCAACAAAGGCTCAGGCATTAAGTGGCAGGGTGGTGGTTTTGACACAGCAGCAATCATTGGTCGTAGTGATGCGACCGCCGCCTCTGCTGACGCTCCCGGCTACTTAACATTCCATACATCTACCGATGGCTCTGAAGATCTTGCCGAACGCCTCCGTATCGATTCCGCCGGTCGTGTCGGGATTGGAGTGTCATCGTCTGTTGGCGCACCTTTGCATATGCGAACAGGCGGGGCAACTAATCTTTGGTTAGACAGTAGTGCAACTTCAGATCAAACAAATAGGCTGGTCTCTTTACATAGCTCTGGAGGTGCTTATTCTACGTTGGCGATTGATGCAGGAACACATCTTTTTCGTACTGGCACCACAGAAGTCATGCGTATCGACTCCAGTGGACAACTAGGAGTGGGCGCTAGCAGTCCAACATCAAGTGCACACGTATTTGAAACGGGTGGTGATTTTGTATCAGATGTTTTAACAATAGAATCGTATCGTCCAGATGTCGGCCAATTCTCCGGTAGTTCAATTGTTTTCAGAAATTCCGACACAAACTCTGCTGGTCAAGCAAGAATTAAAGTTGGTAGCAGTAACAGTACGGATATTGGATTGAACAACGAAAGCACTCAAAGCTTTATTTTTGAGGTTGGAGTTGCAAACACTACACCAACTTCTAACATTTCTGTAGACGGAAACAATATTATCACAGTAGTTCATACAGCTTTTCCAAACGGTGATATATTAGTCAACGATAAGGTTTCTATTGCATCAGGTGGATTTCAGGGAAGTTGGACAGTAGAAAGTGTTAGTAGTAGCACACAATTTACTGCAAGTTCTACGACAGGTTTTGACTATACGTCGGTTCCAACCGATACTAGTGGTGCAGTTGCATCTTCAACATCACCATTTAATGCAATGATCGTTCGTGGTGACGGTAACGTCGGGATCAACAAAATCAATCCAGAAACACTATTACAAATTGGCAACGGTATAGATAGACTTCATGGAGATGAACATCAAATAGTACATTCTTCATTTGACCTATTCACAAATTGGCAATCAGACACTGCTGGTAAAGGTGCAATGCTAACATTTAGTGATTACTACTTTGACGGTGGCGGTCCACAAAGAACTACAAGAGCTGGTATCAAAGGTGTCACACGATATGCTGGCAACGATGCTAGTGGCGCATTAACTTTCTACACAAATGAAAGCGCATCAGATAGTCTTTTCCCAAGAATGACTATTGACGAAACTGGTAAAGTTGGTATTCGTAGTAATACTAGTGGGTATGGTGCAACTTGGTTGCACGTAGATGGCGATGCTACAGACAATACTATTGGAACAACTGAAGTTTTACGTGTCGCTCGGCCGATCACTAATGCAGTGTCTTTTGATCAATACGCTGCATTTAAGATTGGTAGGCATTCAACAGCAGGTGGATCATTTCAATCTTTTACCCGATTAGATATTGATCTCAGAGACGATACATCAACACCAAACTCTGACACCAATGTGATGACGTTGTTGAACAATGGTCGCGTCGGCATTGGCAATAACAGTCCGGATAGTCGCTTAGTGGTGCAATCGCCAGACAATACGCTGGCGACAGACGTATTTAAGATAACCTCTCAAAACGCGGCCGCAGGACTGAAGTTTGGCTTTCAGCGTATAGAGCAAATTGGACCAACCAACCCAATTACATTTAATACTGGCGGCTCTGAAGCCATGCAAATCGACTCAAGTGGTCGCGTTGGAATTGGCTCATCGCCTACTGCACAACTTGAAATTTATGGGGTTGGTGGCTCTGGATGGTCAGGTGGGGCGAGAAATACGCTTTATTTAAAAAATGCTAATTCCACCTCAAACCAGTCAAACTTTATATTGTTTGGTTCTGAAGGAACAGGCTCATCTTGTTTTATTGGTAATGACATCACTGCTGATGGAACAACTATTAATCAACTTAACGTAGAGGCTGGAGGAAGTGGTGGAGTATTTCTGGCGAGCGGGGCTACTTCATGGACAGCAGTTTCTGACGAAAGATTAAAAACAGATTTAGAAACAATTCAAAATGCAGCCGCAAAAGTTTCATCACTTAGAGCGGTTACAGGTCGTTATAAGACAGATGACATAGATAAACGAAGAGCATTTTTGATTGCACAAGATGTCCAACAAGTATTACCAGAGGCAATTACTGTAGGAAGCGATGAAGACCAAACACTTGGGCTATCTTATGCTGATACTGTGCCGCTTTTGGTAGCCGCCATCCAAGAACAACAAGAACAAATTGAACAATTAAAAGCAGAAGTTGCAGCACTAAAAGGATCTAACTAGCAATGTCACTCATCCATTATTTAATTTACAGGAAATTAACGAATGTCAATCTCTAGAGACTTTTCCAAATTTATCGAAGCCGATGGTCAGTTAGCATATGATAACACCAATTCGGGATTGTCTGCTACGACTGTTAAATCTGCTATTGATGAATTAAACGTATTAGTTGGTGGTGGTAACGTTGGTTCGCAAGCCTCATTTGATGCTTATGATTTTACTGCAACTGCAAGTCAAACTACATTCAGTCTTAGTTCCAATCATGGGCAAGGTAGTGATATTGTAGCAACAGATCTTGTAGAAGGCACAGAGTATATCATTATATCTACAGGCACTACTGACTTTACATTAATCGGTGCTGCAGACAGTAATCCAGGCACAACATTTACGAAAAATGCAACAGCAGGATTAGGAACAGGTACCGCAAAAGTTGTTGCAACTTATGTGCCTGGATATATTCAAGTTTATGTCAACGGGGTTTTGTTGTCAGAAACAGACTATGTTGCATCAGATGGCGATAATGTAGTATTAGATACAGGTGCTGATGTTGGCGCATTAGTTACTGTTGTTACTCTAGATAGTTTTAATACTGCGACACAGTTAAGAGTGTTGAATGTTGATGCTGGTGCTCCAGACAACTCTGTTTCTATAAATTCCTCGGGAAATTTAGTTTTACCTGATAACGGTAAAGCCATCTTCGGTGCTGGCTCTGACCTACAGATTTATCATGATGGGATTAATAGCTATATTGATGAGCAAGGTACAGGGACTTTGTATGTTAAAGCTGATTCTGCTACCACAATAACCAATGCGGCAGGGGACGTAATAAGCGCACGTTTTAGACCCAACACATTTGTTTCTTTGTACTACAACGGGGTTGAAAAACTAGGCACCACCGACACAGGCATCGACGTAACGGGCAATGTGACGGCTGATGGTTTGACTGTAGATTCTTCTTCAGGGATTACAGTAAATGGCCCTACAAACCAAGACGGCAAACTAAATCTTGTAGCCTATGCTGGTGTTCAAGATGCAGAAGCACGTATTCAGGCGGTAAGAGGAAATACATCAGGAACAGACAGTAGACTTCAATTCCTTACAAACAACGGAACATCTCTTTTAACAAGAGTAGATATAAACGACAACGGAGACATCTCCTTCTACGAAGACACCGGCGCGAATGCAAAGCTCGTGTGGAAGGCTGCGGATGAGTTTTTGGGGATTGGGACGACGAGTCCTTTTGCAAAACTTTCAGTAACAGGCGCATCAGCATCTGCAAACGACTCTGGTATTTTTCAAATTACGGATGGCACTGGAGCCAACACTGATACCAAAATTACTATGGGTGTTGTTAGTTCTGATTATGGATGGATTCAAGCAGTTAAGCCGGGAACAGATGTTTTTGATTTAGTTTTAAACCCTAATGGCGGCAACGTCGGCATCGGCACTGTCAGTCCATCTTATTCTCTTGATGTTGATCAAGTGGGTACAAATTCAACAGGAACATTTTTGCTTACAGGCGGTAATAGTGCTTCTAATGATTATACGCAAACAGCACTGCTAAAGCTTAGAGGAACAAGTATAAATCCTAACCAACCCTCTCACGATGCAAATTCGTCTGTTGCAGAAATAAGGTTAAATCATACTGATTTAGCGGGTGATGCTAGTTCTGGAAACATTACGTTTCACACTAATCCTAGTAATAATATTAGCGGGTCTTTAGCAGAACGCATGGTTATCGACCGGGTCGGGAACTTGGCCATTGCTAATGGTAATCAAAGTGCCAATGATGTTTCCTCACGGATTATGTTTGGTAACAAAGGCACGTTCAGCGACTCTGGCATAGGCCGAGCAGAAATCGTTGGTGTCTCAGAAGGCACTTTTTGGTATTCGGGGACTGCTTTAGCGTTCTTAACGAACCCCGGTCCAGACGTTACGAGCAGAGGTCCAGACGAACGCATGCGCATTGACTCAAGCGGCAACTTGCTTCTCCAGCAAACCAGCGCTGCAGTGTACGACTCTAATACTACCGGAGACGTTTCAAACTTTTGGAAAATGTCTGTATCTGGGTCTAGTACAGCTACCAGAAGCGTTATGGGCAGTAATACTACGGGTGGCATATTCGGTGGCACTAGATTAAATACTGGCGGCACAAGACCGATCATAACGGCGTTTATGGAGTTTAGCTGCGCTGACACGACTGCGGGTGCCGAGACTGGAGAAATTTATTTTTACACCAAACCATCTGGCGGCGTAGCCTCTAGCACTAAGCGCATGATCATCGACTCAAGCGGCAACTTGTTGGTTGGGACTGATACGACAACTGCTGGCAACGAAGGAATGGTTTACTTCAACGGTGATTCACTAAGAGTCTCAAGAGATAGTGCCGAACCGCTAAATCTGGATAGGTTTAATACTGACGGGTCGGTTATTGACATTAAGAGAGACAACGTCACGTTGGGGAGTATTGGTGTTGAGGCTTCAGACTTAGTAATTGACGGAGGTGCAGCTAACCATTCTGGTCTTAGGTTCTTTGACGCTCATTTTTCTCCCAGAAAAAACGGAGTTATGTCCGACAATACGATTGATGTAGGAAGTGGTAGTTATCGCTTCAACGACGCTTACATTACTAACGGCGTCACTACAGGCTCAGACGGCAACGACAAGCAAGACATTGAAACACTGTCTGACGCAGAACAACGTGTTGCCGTAGCATGCAAAGGACTACTTAGAAAGTGGCGTTGGAAAGACGCAGTAGAAGCTAAAGGTGACGAAGCTCGTATCCACTTCGGAATCATTGCACAAGATCTACAGGCAGCATTTGAAGCTGAAGGCTTAGACGCTGGACGCTACGCAATGTTTATAAGCAACACTTGGACAGACGAAGAAACTGGTGAAGAACGCACACGACTTGGTGTTCGTTATTCAGAACTACTGGCCTTCATCATCGCAGCAATTTAATAAGGAGCTAACTAATAATGGCACTAACAGAAGTACCCATAGAATTATCGTCAACTCCAGGCATTGTAGATAACTCCACTGCGACTGCGATTACGATTGATGCTTCGCAAAATGTTACCTTGTCAGCTAACCTTACCGTTAATGGTGATTTAATAACATTTGGTGACGCAAACACTGACAGTATCGACTTTAATGCTGAGATCAGTTCTAATCTTATTCCTAGTGGCGCACGAGACTTGGGGTCAGTCGGCAAAGAATGGACGAACCTATACATCTCAGGTACGGGTGATATTGCAACGTTAACGTCTACAAGTTCTACAATCGGAACGCTCACAGTATCAACTACCGCAACAATTCCATACGACAACACAATCTCTGGTCTAAACGCAGTAAACGTTCAGTCTGCAATATCAGAACTTAACACACTGATTGGTGGTGGTAACGTAGGATCACAAGCGTCATTTGATGTCTTTGAGTTTACTGCTACAGCATCTCAGTCAACATTTGATGTTACAACATTCTTAACGGGCGGTAACGTTACCGCAACACAGATTGTGACAAACGTAGAATATGAAATTACAGTTGTTGGTGACACAGATTTTACTACTATTGGTGCTGCGTCAAATAACGTTGGTATTAGATTTACCGCAACAGGTTCTACAACAGGCACAGGCATTGTTAGAAAAGTTGCGACATATATTCCAGGCTACATTCAAGTATTCCTTAACGGATTGTTATTATCAGAGACAGACTATACAGCAACCGATGGTGAAAACGTTGTTCTAGTTCAAGGTGCTGATCTCAATGATATTCTTGCGGTCAAGAAAGTAGACAGTTTTAATACCGCAGAAATTTTACGTGTATTGTCTGTTGACTCTTCTGCTTCTACTGATGCTTTAGTTGTAGACGCTAATGATAACTTAGTAGTTGGTGGTGAAATTCACGGTCCTGCTACATTAGTGATTGATCCCGCAGTGATTGGTGACAATACCGGATTAGTGTTGATTCAGGGCAATCTACAAGTTGATGGTACACAAACAACTATCAATTCTACTACAGTTGAGGTTGACGATCTAAACATCACAGTTGCGAGTGGCGCAGTAGATTCTGCTGCAGCAAATACTGCTGGATTGGACATTGACGGTGCTGGTGTTCAGTTCCGTTGGAATCACGCAAATACACATATGAATTTAAATACAAATTTAGATGTGACAGGCACAGTGACGGCTGATGGTTTGACTGTTGAAAAAGCGGGTGCTTCTCAGATTGTTGCTGACTTTAGTGGCACTGGGGCAAATGCTTACATCCAGTTAAATGATGGAAACTCTACTAATTTTGCTGGCTTAGGAGTAACAACAGACTCCCTATCACTTTGGTCATTAAACAAAAAGCGCATAGACATTTCATCGGGCGGAGACATCAGCTTCTACGAAGACACGGGTACGAGTCCAAAAATGGTGTGGAAGGCTGCGGATGAACGTCTGGGGATTGGTACTGACAACCCAGGAAATATTTTAAAAATCTTCAATACCGCAGACTCGGAAGGCCTTGATGTAGAAAATACAAATGCTTCTTTTAGTAGTAGTGGTTTATTTGTAAATAACACATCGTCTACGGGTGGTAACTTATTAAGACTTCGTTCTTTTGGATCTGATAAGGTTGTAGTTTTAGGGACAGGCAACGTCGGGATTGGGACGAGTCCGTCTACAACACTTCACCTTCTTGCAGCAAGCACTAACATACGTTTAGAAGATTCTGATACAAATGCGTATGGGCAGGTGGGCGTTGATAACACTGGAAGTCTGTATCTACAAGCTGATAACGGAAACGGCCAAGCCTCTAGCAATATGTATATGTATGTTGATGGCACCGAACGCATGCGCATCTCCTCAAGCGGCGACGTCGGCATCGGCACGACTAGTCCTAATGCAACCTTTAAGTTAGATGTTGAAGGTGCTGTAAGAACAAATGGTACGGGTCTTTATGTTTCCGAAAATTACTCATCAGGGAATAACGTATATAAAATATATGACAATTCTAATGAGTTTAGAATTGAGTCGCAAATTTTTGCAAATGCCAATACTGCTAGTTCACCTATAGTTTTTGCCACATCAAACACTGATGGCAGACTCGCTCGTATGACCATAGAATCTTCAGGCAACGTTGGAATTGGGACAGGAGCAAACATTGATGAAGCACTCCATGTTGAAAAAGCAACTGGCACTACGCTGGTAAAAACAGAGGTTGCCTCAGGAAGTGTTGTTGGTTACGAAATAACCAAAACAGGCGCTACGTCTCAGTCTTGGAGAATTGTAGACGGACAAACTGCCAACGGGAAATTAGAAATTTACGACGTTACCGACAGTCGGTCCGTAATGACGTTTGATGGGGACGGCAAAGTCGGTATTGGGACTGCCTATCCGGATGAAGCTTTGCATGTGAATTCGGGCAACACTAATGACGTAGCCTTGTTTGAAAGCACTGACGTAAACGCAAGAATAATTATTAAAGACAACACTACCACAAACACAATAAACGCAAATGCGGGCAAAATGGTTTTTATCTGCGATAGCACAAATGCTGTCGCTGATAGCTATATGGGTTTTGAAGTTGATAACATCGAAGCCATGCGCATCGATGCAAGCGGCAACGTCGGGATTGACGTGGTTCCAAGCACTTGGGCTTCTGCATGGACGGCTTTAGATATTGGTGATGGAACTTTATTTAGCCAAAATAATAGAACAACTGGACTTGGCTCAAATTTATATTTTACAGGTTCCGATTGGTTCCCAAAAGAAACTGGAGAGTCTGCTCTTTATCAAATATCTCAAGGCACACATAATTGGTACATAAACTCAAGTGTTACTTCAGGAGTTTCATTTACCCCTACCCCAAAAATGACGCTGGATGCAAGCGGCAACTTGTTAGTTGGGACTACTTCTTCAGACGCCAGATTAACAGTCCACAGGGATACACACTCAACTGGATCAGACGTAGCAAACATATCTACTGATCAGTTTGATGCTGGAGTAACTTTTGAAACTGGAGAATTTATACTGTTTGGTGACTGGGACGGCACGGCAGATAAAATGCTTGTTGTTAAAAGAGCTGGAGTTGATGTATTTGATCTCAACTCTGTTGGAGAAATCACTAGCGCCCCCACTTATAACAACACAACTGCTTCTGCGGCCAATGTGTATATCGCTGCTAATGCTAAGTTATACAGATCTACTTCATCTGCTCGTTACAAAAACACTATAGAAGATG